TGCGATGGGCATTGGCACGAATGTAATATTCGATATCAGTTCCGTCAAGCATGTGGGCTTCGGCAGCTTTGGGGATGATGAGTCCACCCTGATCCTGATGCCACCCGAGTCCTTCATACTGATACGCACCTTTGCGTTTCGTCTTACCGTTGGTATAGACAGCGATATAGTTGTTGACGTCGCGAATAAACATCTTTGAATACTCGGCAAACTCCAACTCAAGCCCAACGTTCTCCTGCCATTGCTTGCACGCAGTGTCGTACCACCGACGATATTTCTTCGGGAACTTCACCGTGATGCCGTCGGTGTTGACCTGAATAATCTGCATGCCACGAATCTTGAGCAACTGCTCGGCCAGATAGCACAGGCTAAGCTGACCGTTGATGGTGATGCTCATCGTGTACTGCGGGTCGTAGAATGGGCTGTACTGATTGTTGCTATCGCCATACACCCCGTTCAGAGCAAGCTTCAACATGGCATTCTCAGCCGTGCCTTTAGCGTAGCTCTTGCGCTGATTGTAGACGTCCTCGTAGATGTCACAAAACTTCTCGGACAGATGCTTCGGGTAGACGCGATTGGCAATAGCAATGTTCGGATACATCGATGAGACATCAGCATCAACAATGATGTTGTCGTCGTCAGCTTCGACGATGGTGTTCTCTAAACTGCCGTGGATGCCACCAGTGCCGAAGTCGAAACGGAAATCATCGACGATGACGTTGAGGTTGTCAGCTTCTTTCCAACACATCCAGTGGCTATGCTGCACTTCGCCTTTCTTCTTCGCCTTCAACTCCACCTTCTCCACCCATCCGAGAGGATGCTGTTGCTTGAAGTCGTCAATGTCTTCGAATGATGGCACTCGTGGAAACTTCTTGCGCTTCGTGTAAAGCTGCGCGTATTGCGCTACGTCACCGAGATCGGACTCGTCAATCTCAGAAAAGACGCCTTTTGTTTCGCTGATCTTTTGCTTTGCAAACCAATCGAACACAGCCTGAAACTCAGGGCGATGAAAGTCGTAATAGTCAAAGAGACATTCCTTGACGTTGATGACTTTGCGCTTCGTCTGATTAATGCTGCGTCGACCCTTGTTGTCGTAGCTGTAGCAGCTACCCGGCAACTCTTCTTCAAGGCGCATGATGAAGTAGTCTTTGCCGATCTTCGTGTCGTTGTGATTGAGGAAGTTACGCCCATACTTCTGCGTCAACTCTTCACGAAACTTAATCGCACTCTTGCTCTCGTTGTAGAAATCAAGCGTACGAATAACGTCGTGTTTGTTGTACGACAGCAGCGTGTCGATCTGCTCGTCAGACAACTGCGTGCCCACCTCGAACGGCAAGTCTTCGATGGTGTCGCTTCGCATATTAAATTGAAGCATCTTCAACGAAGTGGCTCGTGCTTTATTGTCGAAGTGATGAATTTTGTACAGATCAATCTGCGGCACATGCTCGTCAGCAGTGCGGATAATGTGCTCAAACTTCTCATCGCTGTTGATGAGTTCCATCGCTTTCTTGTAGGCACGCACAGCCACGGCTTTACCACTCACCGTGACAGCCTTCTCGCGTACGCTCAACAGATCATGAACGACAGGATAGTCAAAGCCAATATTGTTGAAGCCGACCATACGGTGTCCATGCTCACGCAACTTGTCAAGAAACGAAAAAAGATCCGCAACTTGATTCTTTCGTTGTGAGCATTCAAACTGTACAAACTCAGATTTGTCAGCGGAAATGGAAACGAAAGTGAACGTTGCCGGAAATGTTTCGACGTCATAGATGTAGTCCATCAGATGCTGCGAAAGATATCAAAGAGGTTGAGAAGGAAGTTGACGATGCTCATCAATAGTTCTGCCATTTAGTTGCTCCATGATGTTTTGTCGTTGAAGATCAGTTATTCTAGTCCACTGCACGATTTCGTCAACGGTGCGCTTACACCCGGTACAGATGCCGTTGTGTAAGCGGCACACTTTGATGCAGGGCGTGATCACAACACGTCGTCTTCGTCTTTGGGTGACAATAGCTTCTTCATATTCTTTGCCATCAATAAAAATTCTTCAAGAGTTGCGTTGCTCTTCATTGTATTTGCCTTAAATGAAATGATCCAAACATTTCCCTTCACATAGCCCTTAGAAGGATCAATCCTGTCAATGCTTGCAGAATTTGACTTCACACTGCCTCTCCCTGTTGCTACATACAATCGGATTTCAAGCAGTGGGCAATGATGCGGGATGATTATGTCTTCAATTGTCAAGTCGAATTCGAGATTAAACTTTTTAGCTCTTGCTTTCGCCGCATTCAAAAGTCTGTTCTCTAACTTTCGTCGGTAATACTCTTTGCCTTTTTCTCGTATTGCCGTTCTGTTGGAGTCTCGGTATGTCTTGACGGTCTCTAAAACTTTCTCTCTGTTTTGATGATAGTAATTTGTAGCATCATCTTTTAGTCGTTGTTTATTTCTAGCATAATATTCTTTGTTGTATTTGCGTTTCTGTTCTGCGGTTGGCATGGGTGTGTCCTTTCAGGACTGCGTTATATCACTTAAAAACAAAAACAACAAACTCTATTTATAAGACATCGTCATCCTCGCCGTCGAGCGGCCTGTCTTCGACTTCTAACATTCTCCCGGTCTGCTTGGTGTAAAGCAAAGAGCAAGCGGGGCCGGTTTCGCCACTATAGCGCGATTTCAAAACACGCAAGCGAGTAGTGTTGCGCTCAGTGACATCTTCCGCCTGTCCGTTACGCTCTGCACCAATCACCATGTCGCTAAGTTGTGCAATAGCACCACTGCCACGAAGCTGCGACAACGAAGTGGCAGCGCCGTCCTCGTGACCGCGACCATCCGGGCGCTTCAAATGCGACACGGCGAACAATGCAATGTCAAGTTCCTGTACCGCAGTTCGAAGTTTTGTCATCAACTCGTCCAGTGCCTTACGCTCGTCCCCATTCTCCTGTGATGAAACGATCAGACTTAAGTGGTCAAGAAAGATATATTTACAACCAAGCGCTTTGCCCATGTAACGAATACGATTGATGATCGTCTCGATACTATTCGACCCAAAATGATTGAAGAGATAAAGCCGACCCGTACCGAGTGTGCGCTCAAATGCATCCTTTCGTTCCTCGTCGCTTGATTCGGTGTCTGGCAGATGCAACGGCTTATTTGCCGCGAGAGACATCATCGACAGTCCGGTCTTACGAATGCCCTCTTCCATAAACATCAAGCCGATATTGTCGTCGGTATTCTGAAGAATACTCCATACGATTTCGCGCAGGATTTGAGACTTTCCCATGCCGCTACCCGCAGTGATCGTAACAAGTTCACCAAGTCGAATACCATAAGTAATCTTGTTCAATCCGTCCCACGGGTACATGCACTGTGCAGGCGCAGGAGGGGTCGACACCAAGTCCCACAAGTTATTACCGGCGACAATGCCGTCGGGGATGTAAGCTTCAGCACTCCACCACCGCTGCACAAAGATGGCTTCTTTATTTGCGGCAACGTAGTCGCATGCGTCCTTCATGTCGACGTCATGCTTGTACACCTTCGCCTTGCTGCCGAAGAGTTCGGCAACTTCCTTCGCTGCCTTCTTTCCCGGCTCGTCGTTGTCGAAACAGACGACGATGTTCTCGAAGCTGTTGAGCCATTCGTATGCTGCGCGGCAGTCCTTCAAAGCCCCTGTAGCACCGTTGCGGATGCTGACGCAGGGCCATTTGCTGCCGGTAGCTTGAAAGACCGCTAGAGCATCGAATTCGCCTTCGGTGATGGTGATGTACTTGCCACCGCTGCTGAAAAGCTGCTGACCAAACAGCGTCGACTTGCTCCAGTCGCCTTCAGTGGTGAATTTCTTCTCGTGTTTGTTGCGTACTTTTGCGGCAACAAGCGTGCCGTTGTCGTCGTAGTACGGGAAATAATAGTTGTTGCTGTCTGATGTTACACCGAAGCGTTCAGCCGTTGCTTTGGTGAGCCGTCGTGCGCTGACGGCAGGAGAGTCGTTGTCGTCGAAATGACTTTTAAAATTCATGTTCACTTTCTTTGATGAGGGTTTCGAATATTGAATGACAACATCGTCATCCGGGGGAGTGAAATGGTTACAGGAAAAGCAGTAGCTGCTGCCGTCTATGTTAATAGATCGCGCATCACTACTGCCGCATTCGTCACAGGAAACGTGGGTTCGAAGAAATCCCATATCAAAGAACTTCTGCGTCTTTCTTTAGAATAAAGTTGAGACAGCGACACTCGTCGGGTTCACGCACCCAATAATGATCTTGGTCTTCCGATTCGACAACAAAGACGTTGCCGATTTCTCGGTGATACCAAAACATACTATTGCTGCACTTCTTCACCGCTATCTGAACGATAGAGTTGGAGCACTGGTTGTGCCAAGAATTTGTCTCCATCGGAGCAAGGTTCGCTGCTTGCACAATTCTTTTTTCGATCCAGATGTTGACATTGTCTGCAATCGACTTCACCCGTTGTTTGAACTGTCTGATCATTTCGAAGAGCCTCCTTCAATGCGTCAATATGAAAGACACGATCATTGCGTCGTCCACCAAACTCTAGAAAGTCTAGAACATTAATCACTGCGTCTCGTAGTTCACTCATGATGCCATCCTGTAAAGTCCGATGTTAGCAAAGGCATAGCCTGCATAGCAAATGAACATTGCTGTGTTGCCTTTGTACAGTTGCTCAAGCGCCACCCAAAGGTAGATGACGCCTGTCAGTGCAATGAGCCATCCACTCATTCCTGCCCCCTTGCTCTGATGGCTGCGGCAATTCGTCCTGCCCAATGAGCCTGTGCGTGATAGATGTCGGCGTTTTCGCTTGCCCAGTTGTAATTGCGCTTTGCGTGCTCATCACACACCTTCGCACACGCCTCACGCTCCATCATTACGCCATCGTTCCAACCAAGGCGGTACTCTGCTGATGTCTCACGCACTGCGGCTGCGGAGAAAGCGGCGTACACGGTTTCGATCACATCCTCAGAGTCAATCGACCCCGCCTCCCGCGCCATGCGGATGATGTCGTCGCGGCTCATTTCTTCTCTCCTAGTCGTTCGCGCAGGGCGGTGATGGCTGCGCAATCTTGGCAGATGCAGTCACCGTCATGCAATTGAATGTGCTGCTTCAACGCCTTTAACGCCTGCCGCAGCAGGGCAATATCATCGACGGGGCGGGTGTAGAGGGGCATCCCGTCACCATGTTGGTTGAACACAATGCGTCCACTCCAAAGGCCGTCATCGTCAACGAAGTTTTCAGTCTTTACCCACGCCACAGGCTCATTGCTCATGCTTCACCTCCAATCCCGTGTGCGCGCTCGGCATAGCGGACACCGTCTGCAAAGGACAGCAGCGAGCCCGTGTCAACCTCATGCTCAAAGTAATAGATGATCTCCTCCTCCGTCAGCGGCTCCTGCTCAGGCTCCGCAAGCGCGGTGCGAAGGGCCATCATCAGACTTGCCATCCTGACGCTGCCGGGGTCGGTGTGCCATTCATCAAGCGCCTGCTGCGCTGCTGTTCGTAGGTTCATGTCTTCTCTCCTAGTCGTTCGCGCAGGGCGGTGAGGGCTTTCTCAGTCTGCTCACCACCGCAATATCCCGATGATTCAAATTCCAACGCCTCCAACGCCTGCCGTAACAGCGCAGTGTCGTCAGGCGGATGAGTGTACAAAGGGAAAAGTCCTTCTTTCCCGAGCAACGTCGTCCACATCACAGGCTCATTACTCATGATATCCACATCCATAATGACAACAGAAGAAGGAAAACACAAATGCTCCGCAGACATAGCAAGATGAGATCCTGCGTCATGTCATACTCATACTCATCAAAATCTTGTTTGCTCACGCTGTTCCCTTTCGAGTTGTGCTAATGTAATAATGCCAATGATGGCATTCGTGAGTTCGTCTTCAGTTAACATTTCTTCTCTGTCGCACACTGCCCACAGCAGTAGCTCCAACGCCTTCTCAATCATCGCGCACTCCTTTGCAACATCGTCTGTTGCTCAATAAGTTGTTGAGGAAACTGTCTTATCTCTTGCGCCTTCGCAGCACCCTTGCGAGTGTGAACGAAGTAAGGGGTCACTGACGCAGCATGCTGATGCCCACTCATCTGCATCACCGTCAACAAGTCTCCACCATTCTCAATGGTTTCGGTGATGGCAGTGCGACGCAGATCACGAAGCTGTAGCTCTCTGTCAAGCCCTGCTTCCTGCATGATGTCGGTTGCGTAGTTGTTGATGGTGCTGATCGTGTACGGCACGAACTTGCCTTGACGACGCACCATCTGCGGTGCTACGTAGGGCGACAGCACGAAGTCTTTCTTCTGCGACAGCAACATTGTAGCGAGTCCCGGTGAGATTGGCAACTTCACTGTTGCGCCTCGCTTACTCTGCGTGATCGTGACGGTGTTGGTGTCGAAGTCGATGTTCTCCCATTTAAGTTTGAGAACATCGCTGACACGCTGACCCCACTCATAAATCATGTAGAAAATAAGTCCGGCATTGCGCCATTGCCAACGGCTAAATGCAGTGTTCAAGAACGCAAGTACGTCGGTACGCTCCCACATTACTTTGCGCTTCTTCACCGTTTGTTTACGCACTTTCTCGAACGGGTTGTGTCGAGTGTATCCACAACGAATAGCATAGTTGAGGACGACGCGATACACCGTCATGTTGTAGTTGGCAGTGTGCGTCGTCGTCCTGCGCGTCTCTTCGTCGTACATGCGCTGTATCATGGGCGTTTCCAACGTGGACAGCTTGTGATGCTGTAACGCCAACCCTGCAACACGTACGTTACGCCATGCTTCGATGGCGATTTTATATTGACGTCTGGTAATGTCCGTCAGCTTCGTGAAGTCGACACTGTGCAGATAGGCAAAGATAACATCTTTAACTTTGCCATCCTTCTGCAATCCGGTGATGTGTTTTATTTCTGTTCGCCATTCGTCGATGCGGCTGTTGCATTCTGTAGCGTACGCAACAGCGTCGTTCATGCTTGTCAGCGGGAACGATTTACGCTTCACCACACCGGCGTCTACAGCGCTCTGTGGCGGGTTGTAATAGACGTCAGTGGCACGATGGCGCAGGTGAAGAGGAAGGTCGGTCATGCTTCGGTGCTTCGGGTAACGGGTTTGTAGATGGTGTTCGTCGTCTCGAATCCACCGTCGTCAAGATCGCGCAGGATGAGCGATGTACGCACCCAGTCTTGTCCGAGTCGCGGATGATCATATGTATACACTTTGGCATACGTGCCACCGTGACTTTCGTGCAACTCGAAACTACTTTCTTCGTATTTCACTACAGGTTTCATTTGCTTGCTCCAATCTCAAATAGTTTGTTGGCAACTTCGAAGATACGCTTTTTATTCTGTAGCGCATCGACGTACTCTTGTGGGAAACAGCTAATGCCATACTTAGCACCAACCCACATTCCTGCGATACAAGCATTCGTATCAGTGTCGTAGCCAAACGACACCGCATGCCGCAACACTGCACCACCATCGCTGCCACCATGATGCAGGGCGTGACGTGCTGCGTTGTAGGCATACATGATAGTGCCACGGGCATTGGCAAATTTCTCAGGGTGACACTTGAGATGCGAATATTGCGTCGATGCCCCGTTCATTAATTCGTCAACAAATGCTGTCGTATATTCTAGAATGTCGCTGTTGCCATGCGTCATCAGACTGGCAGCAACGGTGTCTGCCAATGCTCGCATGGGATTGGTGTGATTGGCAGCAATGCATGCAGCGATACGCATGAGACTTCCATTGCCGCTGTCACGATCATTGCCTATGGCAGCATAGACAACATCGTCATACCGCATACGATTGATGGCATTGCTTGTCGTCGTACCAATGTCGAATACATAACCGCGAGTGCCATACTTGCCCGTCAATGCCCATTGTCTGAAACGCTTTGCAGCGTCTTCGGCATCGAAGTATCCACGGGATACATAGCTTTCACCAAGGGCCAATGTCAACGCGCCATCGTCGGTGTATTCACCGAGTGATACATTGTGTGCCCCGCCTGTCGTCAGCTTGACATCCTCTGCGTCGAGTCTATCTTCGAATTCATACGGCGCACCCAACATATCACCGAGGAAAGCACCGACAAACATTCCAACAACTTGCTCACGATTCATCTTCTTCTTTCTTTTTGCGTAACGGTGTTACTTGTGCTGCTGCGGGGATATGAAATATCTTTCCTGCCATGTCGACGCAATATGAATACATGCCGTCGAGATGATCGAAATAAAAATACTGATCACAAAACCTCACGTAGTTACGTCGAGGCACTGTGTACAGCGGTGTAGATTCCAAATGAATCCAATCACGCAGATCAACTTCGCTGATCATTTGAGATGTCCTTTCTTTGGCTTGATCTTCTTCACCCGATTCGTCGGATGCAAAAGATATTTAGTGCCGAGTCGATTGATGGCGTCTTTCAGACGCTCATTGTTACGCTCACGGATTTCGTTGAGTTGCTGTTCGATGTTCATATTATGAGTCGAAGAAAGAAAGGCAGCGCCATTAATAGCGCCACCCAAAAAAGGCTGTCGTCGTCAGACACTGTAGTGTTGGTAGCTACGCACCCGGCTGTCCTTGTCTGTGTGCTTCTCAATGCACTTGATGCGAGTGTTGCGTTGGTTGAGCGCTTCAATCAACAGAGGGAAGTCGCAGTCCTCTTCGAGATAGGCATAGTCTCCGCGCTGATACGAATAGCACGATACTTTGTCGGCAATGCCGAGGTTTTGTAGCACGCTGCGTTTAACCTTTGCCCATGCATGACCGGGATCGGCGTAGACGGTGACGGTGAATTGCTTTTCAGTGTTCATGATGTTTCCTTAGAATGGTGCGAGTGGAATAGACGTAAGCGCTTGCTTACTTTGCTCACGTTGTTGTCGTTGTAAAAAACGACGCTGCCGTTGTCGTTGTGACTCGGGCAGCGCCGCACCTTTGTAGGTAGGGAAGGGCCACACAAGCGGTAGCCCATTGTTGCGTTGCATTATGCAGGCAGCAGGTCGAACAACTCGCGGTTGATACGGACATGCTCAGCTACTGCGGTGACAGGGCGAGCCTTACGCATGCCGACGTTGTTGTTGGTGATGGACTTGATCATCACGTTACCACGCAGCACATTCTCCTGAATGCGATTCCACACAGTGAAGGCATCGCTCAGGTTGTCCTCGCTACGCTGCACGCCGAGTGCATCACGGATGGTCTTGTCAACAGCGTAGCTGCCCTTGATGGGGCGACCATCGACGTCGACAATGCTGTCGTCCCATGCACCCCAACGCTTCATCACGGCTTGCTTGGCAAGCTCATACTGCTGCATGCCGTCGAGGTTGATGTTACGGGCAACCTCGAACTGCTGCAACACCGAAGGCAAAGCTTCGATGGTAGAGCGCAGGGATTGCTCGAATCCTGCAATCGACTTCGTCGTGTGGTAGATACGCTGCTGCATACCTTCCCCGGCAACGATGCCGTTGGAGCAGATGAAGCGGTATGCTCCGGCAAACAAACGCAGCGCAGAGCTACCATCGTGACTGTTGTAGACGATGATCTCACCACGGGTTTGACCGTCACCCTGATCGTCAGCCTTGCTGAAAGCAACCATGTGGGTCTTGTGCTCAGCCTTGGTCGGGCTGTTCTTCGTGGGACGCTTCTGTGCAGCTTGCACAGGGAAGTAGCCGTAGTCTGCCATGATGGGCAACAGATCCGCAGTGCGGAAGGCTGCATAGCGATCCGTCAGACGCTCCGCCTTAGTGTCCGAGAACATAGCGGGAGCACGCTGCTGCATGTCTTCGACGGTGAGCACGCCGTTGTCGTTGCGACGGGAGAAGATGAGGGATTGACGCATGGTGTTTCCTTTCGGGGTTGTGACGGCGACATTGCCGTCGATGGGATCAATTGTACAGCGAAATAAATAGTCGAGTCAAGTATGGGGTCATTCGTCCTTGGGTCGGATGTCAACCCATGACAGCGTGTCACTGCACCACATCATAGGTGACAGGGGCAAGCGCCACTGTATGACAACCTCAAGCGCTTCCGTCATCGTAGACTTCGTTGCACACAAGGGCATGCCTGCCCTAGCGTCGATGACGGCATAGCCCTGCGACTCGCTGCCGGAAATATAAAACTGATGTTCAAGCATAGCTTGCCTCATAGAAGATCTTCGGGAATGTCAACGTCATCACCGAACGTCGACGATACGTAAGCACGCATCGCTGCAATGAGCGGTGTTGCGCCTTGCTCTTCTGCACCACTCGGTAGCGTAGCGATCCAAGGTCTGCCCTTGGACTTGAGCGGATTGTAGTCGAGTGTGATGAGTTCACGCTCAATGATGGCTCCGGCTTGCGACCAATTCGTTGATGGTTGCCACACTAGGCGATACGCATTGCTGAGAATAATTTTCCATGACACAACTTCGTTGTGATCAAGCTCAGCTTTGTGCCCTTCAGCGGTTGCCACTGCCCAGTCAAGGGCGAAGCCATTGATGATGCTTGTCTTTACTTTCATATCGCTGCGCCTTTCAGGAAAAGCTGTATACACCAATGACACGGGTACGGGGCTTGCTTGCAAACGTATCGATGATACGTCCGTTGATGAGTGCAAACACATGTCCACGCACCGACACAATGTGACGTCCCGTAGGATAGCGTGATGCGATGTTGGCAACGGTGCAGCCTTTGCTGTCGACATCGTCAGCACCGCATTGGTACAGCGACATCAGCCTGTCGCGCTTCTTTCCCGTCTCACCCAGTGTGGTGAAGGTAGCGCCAAATATCTTCGCCACTTCGTGAGTTGTCGTCACCTTCGTACCACGGAATTGCTTGCGTCCCTTGCGGAAGAACAGGTCACGCAGGTTGGGGTAGGTGTCGACGCCAACGTTAGCAAATGCTCGAATGACGCAGTCATTTTTATCTTCGAGTCCGAAGTCAGCCGCCATGTATCCGGGTTCAGCAGGGTGATGGGGCAGATGGGTGATGAGGATTGTTCGCATGTTGCGGAGCCTTTCAGTAAAAGCTGACGATGACAGCCGACGCTTCAGCAGGGTATGCAGCAGCCCATTCGTCAGCGCTGTTGCGCTTGATGGTGTAGTGCATGAACGTTGCGTTGCCCCATACGACGACGACAACGTGTCGTGCAAAGGTACGGATGAAGCTGCGGCGAATGGCGCTGATGATGTCACGCATTGCTGTGTCCTTTCAGGAAAGTGACAGCGGGGTGCTGTCGATGAGTTGCATTGTAAGGGATAAATAATTCCCGAGTCAAGCGGAGGGGCTTTGTCGGCATTCCTGACCGAAGATTGCGCCTCTGCCGTTACGTGATGCAACGACAACGTGTCGCGCCGTTGTCACGGGAAGCTCGCTCACGGCAGTGACGAAGCTGTCGAACTTGTACGGATTGTATTTGATGGGGGTGAACAGCGCCTCGATGCGGTTGATGAAGCTGTCGCTCACGTTGGTGTTGATCATCTCACCGACGACACCGGCATGTACGTTCTTGCGTTGCTCACGGATGACACGCTGACGTCCGGCTTCGGACACCTTGAACGTGGCGTTTGCAAGCAATACAGAGTCAGCATGGGCAATGACACGCCCTTTGCGCTCACCTTCGAGTGCCTTCACGCTCAGGCACTTACGATGCAGATTGAAGTAGACGAAGACTCGCATGTTGTTTCCTTTCAGGAATGTGTTATCAGAACGCTTCCCACTCAAGCATTATCCAAAAGATAATGAGGGCGATAATGATGGCAAGGAAATAGTACATGTCAATATCCTTTCTTATGTAGGATAATTGCAGCGATGAATAAGACTACGCCGACCATCAGCGCCATGATGGGGTATGCCATGTCAGAATCCTTTCAGGTTTTGTCGAATGCTCCACCTCGAAGCATTCAAGAAAACCCCCTGTCGCAAGAGCACCCACTCTCACTTGGGGACAGATGGTACGGATGCCGCACTCCGTCCAATGCATGATGCCTTAACGTATGCATCATTCACGTCAGCCCATAGTGCATCTGTCACATGCACCGACACTGAGTGTAGGTTTTTAAAGAGCGGGAAGCTTTCGCTTCGTGTTGCCTTACATTATAGGGACGTCGGCTTATCCCTGTCAACCGTGGGGTTATTTGCCCCATTGTCGACCTGTCGCATGAGGTTGCATGTAACATACATGCTCACTCACACTTCGTCGCATTGCGTCTGTCGGAACCCGGCATCACCCGGCTAGCTTCTCACCGACTCGGCACTGCGTCGCATTGGCTTTTATTATAATCGCCAACGAAAAACCCTGTCAACTGTAGGGGCTTTCGTTGACGTCCCCCGAAGGGGACAGTCGCTACGTATCAGTGGACAGCGATGGCGATGACACGTCCCTTGAACACGTCGCTACCGCATGCATGCCCTACGTTGGTGCATGTGCCGCACTTGCCGGGGCAAGGGAAAACTTTGTTTTCGAATGCGGCACGCAACGCATCGTTGACGGGCTTCGTACCGTAGTCCGAAGACTTGATTTTGCGACCGATGCTGACGGCGACGAAGTCGCCGCGAACGAAGGGCATCGAACGGATTTCGTTGACTACGTCAACCGACGCATTGTGACCCGACGAAATATTCAAACGATAGTTTGCCGGGACAACACCGCCGCTCTTGACGAAGTCAAGCAACAGAGCGAAGCTCTTGCTGTAGCCGTAGGCTTTCACCGACGGAGTCAGCGAAAGCTGACGCATCCAAAAGGCGACGTCACTACGTGACGAAAAGTCGCCGTCAACGTACAGCCGGAAATCGAAACCCGTAGGGTTCTGTTCCATCAGCTTGGCAAACGAAGATGCGATAGCATCTTGATCGAAGCGCATCAGGTATGCATTCTGACACTGACGAAAGAATGCGGCGGGATAGCGCCAAGCTCTGAAGCTGTAGCAGAATGCTAAGCATTCTCCGGCTCCGGGACAGGTAACACCGGGCAGGGTAGAGAAAGCATAGAACGGCAGCTTGCTGTTGCCTTCGGCAAAGATGCTGAAGGGTACGGTGCCCTGAAGCAAAGCTTCAAATTTCGCAATGTTGGCTTGCCAGCCCTTCGAAGCAAACAAAGGGGAAGCTTTCAGCTTCAGGATGGCTTGCTCAATAGCAGCTTCGCTGCCAGTCTGTACCGTGACGGCAAAGCTCTGCAAAGCAGAGAACTTAGCGGTAGTGAAGTGACGAACTTGCATGATGTTTCCTTTCAGGAAAGATGTTGCGGAAAGTGTCGCCATTGTAGGGCGGCGACAAAACCCTGTCAACTGTGAGGTTAATCGATGAGCTTCGGAAGCGGAGCTTCATCACGCTCAGCGCAGGTCTGCTGAATCAAAGATTCAGCCGATGCCATCACTTGAATGATGGTGTTGTCGAAGGTAACGTAGTTACCGAATCCGTCATCACTGTAAAAGCCTATGGCTTTACTGGGGATAATGACGCTGAACAAACCTTGGGTAGTTTCTACGAAACTAGGTACGTTGTGCAGATAACGCATGGTGTTTCCTTTCAGGAATGTGACAGCGGGATGCCGTCGATGGGTCTGCATTATGCCGAGCTTCGAATACCCGAGTCAAGCGAAGGGTTTTTCGGCATCGGCTTTGGCAGCGAAGCTGCTGCGAGTGCGCGTACGCTGTGCGGGTGTATGTGATGTGGACACGCGAACGAGGGGGTGTGCCTTGTGACGTGCGCGTTCCGGGATCGGGTGACGCAGAGCAGGGTAGGGTGTCAGAGACTATGTCTCTGCGGTGGAGTGATGGAGAGTGATGGAGAGCTTCGGAAACTATGTTTCTGTGTTGGAGCGGCACAGAGTGATGCAGAGCTTCGGAAACTATGTTTCCGGTAGCGTACTCCGAAGCTCGGATTCAAACACTTGTTTGAAGTTAGTGACCACTAACATACGATTTTCACCATTTTACGTCGCTCCGACTTATGTCAAAGACATAGGCTAAGTGCTTGATTCCTAACGGAATCTGATGCGCGTGAGATCGTGCTACGCAACGCATTATGCGCGATCACATGACGCACACACACACGGCAACGAAGTTGCTGCGAGCGTAGCCGGGCGTGGGCCACCGGGGGGTGCACGCGCTACTATATACAGCCTCGTACACAGATTAGGTATTTTTAGTTATGTTAGTAACCACTAACAAGGAAACACAGTCTCCACCACATTCTTAGCTCTACACCACTCCACACACACGCCACCGATCTGCCCCACTCGTCACCGCTTGTACACATCAGCTAAATAGCCTACACCATCTCAATTGAGAATCGTTCTTATTTGCATTCGTATTATCGCTCGTCGATGTAAAAACACAGACCTCCAAAGTCTAGGGCACAGCAAAAACGACTCTGTCCCCATTTTTTCAGCTTGACATCGTCACGTTAGCTGTGTAAAACTGGTGCCGTTGATCGGACGGGTAACGGTGGCGATCAACCACAGACAGCGCTACCACGGGACAGACATTGAAACAGCGCAACGGGACGGCGAAGACAGCATCCCAATGTCGAAAGGCTCGTCGAGTCGTGGTGGTGTCCATAATAACACCGCTGTGTAAAGGCTTAGCAGGAAGGCTAAGTCCGTCTATACAGCTATATAGACCAATAACACTCCTTCTTAAAGCAACTATTAAATAATTGATGCTTGTTAATAAAATAAATATCAGCGCTACTAGTTGCAATCATCTTTAAACCTTGTCAATATTTCTCTAATATGTTGACAGCCTTATTCAAAGTTGTTATGATGTTGTTCTGATGAATACGTCATCAGAAAGGACGTCCTATGTCTTCGTTTAAAACAAGAGAACAACTTAGCGCTAGAGTCAACGATCCTCCGCATAGTTATTATTCGGTAGCGATGAAAGAAATCTTTAAGCATCGCGAAGAAGTTAAAACCGTTGGTTTTCATTCTGATGTTTATTACGTTAGAGCAGCATTAGAAAAACATACGGGGTTTCTGATACCGCTTCCACTCGTTGATAAAGCGATGAGAGACGAAGGATGGTATGAAGGCGTAGTGAATAGACGTCGTAAGTGATAGCGACTATGTAGTCTGCCGATCTTGACACGGCAGCTACATAGCCTCTATAGAACCACCAACACAAACATTTTCTTGTTGCCCCGAAACGGGTGTTTTGTTGCTTGTTGTTTGTTTTGCTGTTACAACGCGACCTTATGAAAACTCCTGCATGGCAACGCAAAGAAGGCAAAGATCCCAAAGGCGGCTTAAACGCCAAAGGCAGGGCTTCGTATAACAAAGCTACGGGTGGCAATCTAAAGCCTCCTGCACCCAATCCGAAGAATGAGAAAGACGCTAAGCGTCGTAAGTCGTTCTGTGCGCGGATGAGTGGTATGCCGGGGCCTATGAAGGATGACAAAGGTAAGCCGACACGTAAGGCGTTGTCTTTGAAAGCGTGGAATTGCTGATATGCCGTTTATGACTGATGGTAAGCGAAGCTACAGCAAAGAGCTTCGTTGGGAAAAAGAAAGCAAGCCGCAGCGTGTCAAAGAGCGTGCTCAGCGTAATGCTGCGCGTGAGATGCTGAAGAAAGAAGGCGCAGTAAAGAAGGGCGACGGCAAAGACGTTGATCACAAAACACCGATTTCTAGCGGAGGCAGTAATAAGCGCGGCAATCTACGCGCTGTTGCTGCTTCTTCAAATCGGTCAGTTGTGCGAAACAAGGACGGGAGTCTGAAGCGATAATGGGACGCACCAACGAAAAGCTTTGGGAGTCTGCTAAGGCGCAAGCAAAGGCGAAGATGGGTGGTAAGCATTCCGCCAGAGCTATGCAGCTTGCGGGTAAGATTTACAAAGAAAAAGGCGGCAGCTACACTGGCGAGAAGACAGAGGCGCAGAAGTCCATGACGAAATGGACGAAGCAGGAATGGACAACGTCGTCGGGTAAGCCCTCTGAAGGCAAGCGTCGTTATCTGCCTAAAGCGGCATGGTCTGCTCTGAGTGAGTCAGAGAAGAAGGCAACAAACGCAGCGAAGGCTGCGGGTAACAAAGCGGGTAAGCAATTTGTTGCTCAGCCCGAGAAGGTGGCGGCTAAAGTCGCAAAGTATAGGAAGAAATGAAATGGCTCTGAGTAAACTTGTTGGCAAAGGATTGGGTCGCACCTTCGGTAGCGCTACCAATAAAGGTAAAAATCGTCTTGCTCCTGAAATGACGCAAGACGTTGTGAAGTCGCAGCGCAGCGATCTTGCTGCCATGCGTCGTGCTCTCAACGTTGACGATGAGCCTACAGTGCGTGGTGCTGCTCGTCAGAGCGTGCAAGAAGCCGGTGGTAGGGCTGCTATTCGCACAGGTGGTCGTGTTGCTGCCGGTGGTGCTGCTTTGGCAGCAGGCTACGAAGGTGGTCGTATGGCTCGCGGTGAAGCTGAGCGTACACGTGGTCGTATGCGTAGTGAGGAAGACGAAGAGGATACGATGCCTAAGCGTGTTGCTGTTGCCTCTCGCACAATGGACGACGAAGACGAAGCTCCTGCTCCGAAGAAGACAACGTTCAAAGAAGCCTTCGCTGCTGCTCGCAAGGGTGGAGACAAGACGTTTACATGGGAAGGCAAGCGCTATACGACAGAGCTTGCTTCTGAAGGCCCGAAGGCGTCTGTGCGCGAAGGACGCAACAAGAACATTGACGACGAAACCCGCAAGAAGGCTGAAGAGATGTACAAGGGTGGGGCTGTCAAGAAGAAGGTGAAGATGATGATGGGCGGAAGCGTCCCCACCATCTATGCCGGTGTTAAGGCTCCTAAAAAGCCTTCAATTGGTAAGTCGCCCAAGCTTGCCGCTCCTAAACTGAAAGGAAAGAAGTGATGAAAACCTGTGCTGGATGTCCCAACCCCGCTGCCTGCGCTAAGGCAGGTAAGTGCCTGATGGAAGGCAAGAAGAAGATGGCTAAGGGTGGTATGGCTAAGAAGGCTGCTGCCGGTGTTGCCATTATGATTGCCATGCCTGCTAAGGCTAAGGGCAAGGGTAAGACGAAGATGGCTATGGGTGGCTGTGCCACGAAGAAGAAGTAAATGGCTACAAAGCTTTCTGCAAAACAGCAAGCTAAAGTCGGTGTCGTCATGAAAGAGTTCAAAGAAGGAACTCTTCATGGCGGCAAAGGCAAGAAAGCTCCTGTTGTCAAAAATCCGAAGCAAGCCATTGCCATTGCTTTGTCTGAGGCTCGTAAGGCTAAGAAGAAGTGAGCATCACTCATTATCCCGCACTTGTACGCATTGCTGATGATGGCAACACTGTTTCCATCAACGGCACTAATGTAGACGCATTTGGTCGCATTAGGGTAAGTCAGCCGTATACGTTGTTCGATAGTCAACAGCGTTATGCGGCTGACAACCAATTCGATACAAGCACAGCCACTGGTGGGTCGACAACATTCTTAGCGAATGAGTCGACACTACAGATGTCTGTAACGACATCCTCTGGCTCTAGAGTGGTACGACAGTCTTTCCGAAGCATGTCGTATCAGCCGGGTAAGAGTTTGCTCATCTTGGCTACATTCGCAATGAATGCGGCTAAGACAAATCTTCGACAGCGTGTTGGTTTCTTCAATACAGAAAACGGCGTTTTCTTTCAGCAGGAAAACTCAACGCTGTCTTTTGTTCTTCGTTCCAATTCAATTCCGACACCGGGCACGCCCAGTGATGCTAGAACAATTACTCAGGCAAATTGGAATGGTGATAAGCTTGATGGCACTGGGCCTAGTGGTTACACACTAGATCCGACAAAGACACAGATATTCTGGACAGACATTGAGTGGCTAGGTGTTGGCAGTGTTCGTTGTGGCTTCATCATCAATGGTACGTATGTCGTCTGCCACACTTTCCACAACGCTAACGTTGAATCCAGTGTCTACATGACCACTGCGATTTTGCCGATTCGTTACGAAATAGAAAATACTGGCACTACTGCATCTACTTCTAGTATGAAGCAGATTTGTTCCAATGTTGTCTCGGAAGGCGGATACGAACAATATTCTCCTTCGCACATTGCAAGACGTACATCAAAGCTTACCAACATTGGATTGACGTTTCTTCCGATTGTGTCGATTCGACTTGCGTCTACGGCTAGTGGAGCCGTCATTGTTCCGGGTCGTATGCAAGTGTTGCCAATCACAAGTCAGAACTACGAAGTTGCACTCATTACCAATCCGACACTGACAGGTGCGTCGTGGTCAACAATGCCTACAACAAACAACGTTCAACTAGACACGTCAGCGACTGCGTTGTCTGGCGGAACAATTGTTCAAACAGACTATGTAACCTCTAGTGGCAGCGGTGGTGTCAATCCTCTTGTTGATCCTGCCGGATACAACTGGTCGCTGCAACTCGGAACATCGCTTGCAGGCGTTAGCGATATTCTCACTCTTGCAATTAGAACAGTAGACTCTGCAACTCCTGCCGGTGATGCGTATGGCAGCATTGCGTTTTGGGATTTGACACAATGAGCAATAAGAAACGAACAGTTGCGTTAGCGCTGACAACAAGCGCTCAAGATGTCTATGTTGTTCCTGCCGCATTCAAATCAGACGTCAGTAGCATCCTTGTTTCCAACGGCAGTAATAGTAGCGTTAACGTTACATTGCAATGGTATAGCGCTGCTAATACAACGTCGTATGACATTATGGATGCGGTAGTAATGAAGCCGCGAAGTATCCTACAGATTACAAATTCTCTGTTCCTTGATAAGAATGATAAGATTACAGGCTTTGCCAGTGTTGGCAGTAGCGCCATCACCGTCTCTGTCAGAGCAGAAGAAAACTTTGCCAATAACATCTAATCATGAAAACACAAATTAACGAACAGCAAAAGAAATTTATCGACGCTTTGCTTGGTGAAGCCAATGGCAGTCCTACGGTTGCCAAAGAAATGGCAGGCTATAGCAAGAACTATCCGACTAAAGAGTTGATGAATAGCTTGAAAGAGCACATCATCGAAGCAACGCAGCTTTATATTGCCATGCACGCACCAAAGGCTGCGATGGCTGTTGTTAACGGCATTGATGATCCGACAGAACTCGGCATCAAGGAAAAGCTTGCTGCTGCCAAAGACTTGCTTGATCGATCAGGTGTTGTCAAAACAGAAAAGCTTGAGGTACAATCTAGCGGTGGCATTATGATTTTGCCCCCTAAAGATACTTCGGAGTAAATGTCTAGGAACCTATTAGGAAGTTGGATACTGCCGCAGCCTGTACAACGTACAGAATATGTAAAGATACCGAGGCTACGGAAAGAACCACGAATTCCTTTTGGTTATCGCGTTGATGAGAACGAGCCGGGATGGTATATTCCAATCCCTAAAGAGCTTGACGCCTTAGAGAAGGCTAAAGAATATTGCAAGCGCTACACATACAAACAAGTAGCGGCGTGGCTTACGAAGGAGACAGGGCGACCAATTAGCTTAGATGGGCTTCGAAAACGTATACGTGATGAAAAAAGACGAAAGCATAAATACAATTTCTATCTCGCCCTTGCCGGAAGATACAAAGCCGCGCTTGAGCAAGCGAAAGTATACGAAGAAACCCTCGGTAAAAAAGATCGCACCGTCTTCTTCGACCAAGAACCCTACACAAGTCTCTACGATAGACACCCAATACCCGAGCGTAGAGATTGAAAATGTCATCTTTAAGCCCAACGCAGGCCCACAAACTGCGTTTCTAGCAGCTTCAGAGCGTGAAGTATTGTATGGAGGTGCAGCAGGTGGTGGCAAATCCTACGCCATGCTTGCAGACCCGTTGCGCTACATCACGCATCCGCAGTTTTCTGGCTTGCTTCTGCGTCACACCACCGAAGAACTTCGTGAACTGGTGTGGAAATCGCAGGAGATGTACCCCAAAATCATCCCCGGCATCAAATGGAGCGAGCGAAAGTTCCAATGGGAAGTGCCGGGTGGTGGCAGATTGTGGATGTCCTACCTTGATCGCGACGAAGACGTGCTGCGATATCAGGGCTTGTCGTTCAGTTGGATTGGTTTTGACGAATTGACGCAGTGGGCTACGCCTTTTGCGTGGAACTACATGCGTTCTCGCTTGCGTACGGCAGCTTCTGACCTGCCTGTGTACATGCGAGCCTCCACTAACCCCGGAAACAAAGGTCATGCGTGGGTTAAAAAGATGTTTATTGACCCGGCTCCGCCCGGTGAAGCGTTTTGGGCGACGGATATTGAGACGGGTGAGCGCATGGTGTACCCGGAAGGGCATAGTAAAGCAGGTCAGCCGCTGTTTAAGCGTCGATTTATACCTGCTCGACTATCAGACAACCCATATTTGACCAAGTCTGGCGATTATGAGACAATGCTGCTGTCGCTGCCAGAGCATCAGCGACGCCAACTGCTAGAAGGAGATTGGGATGTCGCTGAGGGTGCCGCTTTCCCGGAGTTTAAGCGCTCAATTCACGTGGTTGAGCCTTATTCTATTCCCTCTGACTG